CACACCAAATGATATGGGACAATTCATACATGCTATTCAAAATTTAAGGCAGATTAAGGGCATGATATTACGATGTCCTGACTTAACCAAAATAGAGTGTGATGCAAAACATAACCCAAGGTTGATTCAAAAATTCCAAATATATAACGGAAATTTCATACAGAAAAATTATCCATACAAGCTCCATAGCTGTTCAAAAAATTTGGTTGAATCTATTGGCCGACAATTATCTTGTGTGGTTCGACCAGAATTAGATACTGTTGCTAAACTGCAACCAATGGTTGATGAATATATAATGAAACTTAAAAAGGTGGATATGGATTTTCCAACCATTGATGAATTCATTGGTGGTTATCAAGGTATGCAAAAACGACTATATGCTGAAGCATATGAAAATTATTTCAACGGCAAAAAATTCAACATCAAAAGTATGAAGATGCACACAAAGATAGATGAGAAAATAAAAATCGCATACGGTGATGGTGTCAAAGCTAAAACTAAAGCAAGGAACATAACAGCACAAAATGATATCTCGAAGGTTATTATGGGACCATTAATACAACATATCTCAAACCTACAAAAAGAAATGGATGACGGTTATGGCAGCGGTTTAACACATGAAGATAGATGTGAAAAATTTGAACAATGGTACAATCTGTGGCCAAAAACTAGAATTTTATGCTTAGATGGTTCAGCATTTGATTCTACTCAGCATATTGAAATTCTAAAGATGATTGACGAACAAATATATGTTAGCATAGCAAATAAATATAGAAATGAAATATCAAGCTATTGCAATTTCAATGATCTAAAGAAAATTATCACCAACTGGGATCAACTTGTCACTGCGAAGGAATGGCAATATTTAATACACGGTACTCAAGCCACAGGTAAGATGAACACAAGCCAGGGAAATACAACTCGATCACTTTTTTATACGAGGTTCATAGGCAAAATGGCTGGTTTAACTGAAAAAGATTTTAAAGTTGAGGCATCAGGAGACGAC